GGGCTCGGACGGGTAACCGCCCATACGCTGAGGCATGCCCGCCTGACCGAGGTAGGCAACGCGTCACGCGACGTGGCTTCGCTCCAGCACGTCGGAAGGCACCAGACGCTGGCAATGACGCAGAGGTACGTTCGGACGCGTCTGGAGGGCGCCGCGGACGCAATAGAGGCCGCTGACGCGCTCGCCGCAATTCTGACCCAGAATGGTGACAAAACTGCGAACGCCCCGAGGAACCGAAAGGTGCCCGGTGGCCGCAAAAAGATGACTAAGTGACTGATACTACTAGCCAAAACCGCGGATTCAAAATCCGCCGTACGCAAGTACGTGAGGGTTCGAATCCCTCCTTCGGCACCCTCGGTAATAGCGGCAACTCCTTAAAAATACTGGCACAGCGGATCGATGGCGCTGTGCCAGTATTCGAGGGGTCCGCCCCATGAAGCCGGGGCTCGTCGTCCGGTTTTGGGCCAAGGTCCAGATCGGCAGAAAGAAGGACTGCTGGCCATGGCTCGGGGCCATCGACACACCCGGATACGGGGCCTTCAAGTTTGATGGCAAGAAGCGGAACGCTCATCGCGTGGCCTACGAGCTCGCCAACGGCCCACCGCTCCCCGGCGTGTGGATCGAGCATACTTGCGACAATCCGCCATGTTGCAACCCGGCACACCTGAAACCGGGTACGCCGAAGTCGAACGTGGACGACATGGATCGCAAGGGCCGTCGCCGGCAGGCACGCGGAGTGGATGCGGCCCGTGCGCGTCTGACAGACGAGGCGGTAGCATCGATGCGTCGGGAATACGTCGAGACTGAAATCTCAACGGGCGAGCTCGCCGCGCGCTTTGGAGTCTCCCAGAAGACCGTTCAGAAGATTCTCCGAGGCGATGGATGGTCGCATGTGCCGACGCCGGAGGATTACGCGGAGCGGTTTCGTCAGGTCTCCCAGCGCAAAAAGTACAGGCGGCCCCCGATCGCGCGCAGCGCCTCAGGCGCGGAAAGGGCGGCATGATGTTCTGGCAGGGCTTTCGGCGCGGTTTCATCGCTGCGCATATGCTCGTGGGACTCGTCGGCGGCTTGGTGCTGCTGGTGTATTTGGCGCTTCGGTGATGGGGAGACCCGGAGGGAAACCATGAATCAAGCCTGGCACTGCTCGCAGTTCACGGAAGACAATCCCTGCAACCTACCCGCGGTGTTCCGTTACACATGGCCGGGCAAGGATGAGGCCGGCATCTGCGCGGTGCATGCTTCGGCGCTGACCAAGATCGCCGCCGTGATGGGGCTGCGCATTCAGCTCATCGCGCTCGGACCGACCGATGAGTGATGCGGGCGCGGTAAGGCCCGGGGGACGACCGAAGCCATGACCGACGAAGTGCTAACGGTCTATGTCGTAAGGACGGCAGAGCCGGACTCTGTGGTTTTTGGAGTCTGGGAAGACCGGGGAAAAGCCCTCGCCGCGGCAAAGGAATACGGGGGATTCGCAGAGGTGGTCCCGTTCTATCCGTCGGAGAATCACGAACCGTTTGGAGAGGTACCCCGGGCGCCATGATTCGGCGCGGCACGCAGATGGCGGCCTTCCTGTACTCCCGCAAGCCCTACATCGAGCTCTGCGGGGCTACGGTGAAGTTCAAGGGCCCGACGGGCAACGTATCCGCTTGCATGTGCATGCGAGTCAAGCGCCACACGGGAAAGCACGTCGCGATGGCCTGCGACGCCGAACTGGCGGACCGTGCGTTGCTGTTTAGGCTGCTCAGAAAGGGATCGCATGACCAAGGGCGATAAGTTCCTGGAATTCGCGAAGCAAGTTGGCAGCCCGCCCATTTCGGCGATGGCTGTGGGCGACGGCTCGCCGCCGATGCGCATCTGTTCGTTGCAGGACTTCGACACGTACATCGGCCAAAACGATCCGCGCCGCCAAGCTGTGTCCGATTTGTTCATGTACGGCGGCGTGGTCGAGCTGATTCTAACGAGGAGGAATCCCCGATGATGCAAGTCACCTCATGGCAATCCGCGCTCGGCCTGTTCCTGGGCGGCCTGTGCTTCGGCGCCGGCTGGGCAATCGCTTCGAAGGTGCTCGGCAAGGTCTGGTCGTAGTGGACTGGGCAGACGAAGCCGCCACGAGGCTGCAGCAGGCGATTCAAGACGCGGCCGGGAACGATGACATGCCCACGGACAATGCACTCATCGCCGCCGCGCTGCGCGAAGCCTATCGCAAGGGCGCCGAGGATATGCGGGAGCGGGCGGCGAAAGAGATGGAGGCTGAGTCCCACTGGGGCGGACATGAGGCGCGTGACCATATTCGCGCTCTTCCGCTAGCAGGTGTCGCGAGCGCCGAGCTACCGCGGCATACCTGACAGGGGAGGCCTGGCCACCCGACGCCCGCGACGGCGTCAATCTGACATCGGCGCACATCGCAGTGTCAACAGGATTACATTTCCAGGGCCCTCTTGATTTTCTGAGCGCACCTCACCTACGCTGATCAGCACCTAGCGAGTCGGCTATCGACTCGCCCCATGACAGGGGAGGCGACATGCACCAGCACAGCAGGCAGTACCATTGGGAGTGGATTGCGCTCAGCGTAGGCCTTGCGCTCATGATGTCCGCGATAGCGCTCGGGGACATGATCGCACCGCCGGCGACCTACCACATCTGCGGAGGGCTATACACCACTTGGAGCGAGGGGACGCAATCATGCGTCTGCGTTGTCGGGGCCGAGCGGATCAACGAAGAGGATTGCTCGCCCTCGGATCCGTTCACCGGTGGGGGCCCCATCGGCGCAGGCGGTATGAGCGGCACGATGCCCGGCCCGATGGGCGGCACGGCCGGCAGCGGAGGGAGCACACCGCCGGTTGATTGCAGCGTGTGTCCGACGGGCAGCGGTGCGATTCTGATCCTCGATGCTCCAGCTCAGTGCACGAACGGAGTGTGCCGCGCAATCTGCGAGAGCAAGGCCGAGTCGAATCACTTCGCGTGCGTTGCTCGCGCCGGCATCCTGCAATCGCAGTGCAACGCGAACATGCTCAACCTGCTCGGCCAGTACTGCACGCAAACCATCCCGCCAGTGTTCGCGCAGGACTTGGGATTCTTCGATGTGCAGCGCTGGGCCTCCGCCGTGTGCCCGCGCAGCCAATACACCGTCGGCGGCATCTTCGGCGCTGGCGGCTTCGTGCTCTGGATATCCCCAGCGTGTGGTGATGCGATCGCGAGCGCGATCAACGCTGGCAAGCGCAGCGACTGCCAGGGCGATCTGATGAGCGGCTCGGGGCCCTATTTCGATGCATACTCACTGACGATTGACGTGCAGGGCCAGAAGTTCACCATCGGCAACGGCGGGGGAGGCGCGACGAGCGGTCTGGGCATGAGCGGCTCAGGAGCGTGCTTGCGGCGCGAGCAGGCGGCCGAGCAGAACTGCGACGCGGCTGAGATGTGCTCGCTCGGCAAGTGCCACGGGGATAGCAGTCAGTGCAACTCGACGAGCGCCGGCAGCGGCTCGGGGAGCCGATGATGCGCATCGTCATCATGAGCGCCTTGGCCGCCGCGATCGCGCTGTCCGCACTGGTCGTCATGACCTGGCGAATGATGCCGGTATCCCGCGCGCATGCGGCTCAGCGCATCGAGGAGGCGCAGCCACGGCCGGCTGCTCGGACGTCAGCGCCCGCGCCCATCGGGCCCGTGAGCGCAATCGAGGAGCCCGACCCTACGCGTCGCGAGGGCTCGCCGCTCCTGCGTATCCCCGCCGATGAGTCCGCGCGCTTCGAACAGTGGCGAGTGGCCGAGGTGCGCAGGGTGCTCAGCGTCTACCGCACCTTCGCGGCGGAGGCGCATCTAAGCGCCGAGCAGCGCGAGAAGTTCAACGCGATTCTCGGCGATGTGCGCAAGATGCTATACGCGCACGGGCGCCGCGTTGCTGACAAGAGCCTCGAGGCCGGCGAGCTCGTGACCGGTGACGACGAGATCAAGCACGAGGGTTACGAGCGCGTGCGCCGGCTGCTCACGCCCGAGCAGTACGAAGTGTTCCGCCGGGAGATCGGCGGACGGTTCGTTTATTTCGTGGTCGCCCTCGAGAACGTTCCACTCTAGCGCCCTCGTCGATCGTGCCTAGATCTTAGGCATGATAGCAATCCTGCCGCTCGTTATTGCGATCATCGGGTTGCTCATCTATGCATTCGCGCAGAAGAATCCGCCGGTCGCCGAGATTGGGCGGCTCCTCTTTTTCATCGGCGCATTCTGGGCGGTCTACCTGCTCGCCCACGAGACGGTGAGCCTGCTGCCCCGGCGCTAGGGCTTCCTTAGGCACCGCGTCACAATCTCGTACCTGAGCGGGGTGCCCGTGTTCCGCACCGCATCCATCAGCTCGTCGATCGTGAACGGCTTCCGCAGATACGCCGAGCATCGCATCATCTGCGCGTCGAGCTTTCCCCGATCGTGGCCCGAGAGGATGATGGTCGGGATGTAGCGCAACCGTTCCTGGTCGAGCTGCTCTTGCCGAAACGCGTACCCGTCCATGATCGGCATCATGAGGTCGAGCAGGATCAGCGATGGCAGCTCGTGATCTTTCAGGCCGGCGAGATATTCCAGAGCCTCTCGACCGTTCTCACAGGACTGGACATGCACATCGCTGAATTCAAGCAGAGACTCGATGCATAGCAACACCTCGGCGTCATCTTCGACGATGAGGACGCTCACCGCAGATGCTTGCCGTATTCACGGAGACAGCGATCGACGGATTCAAAGAGGCAGTTGAGGTCGCTCGGCTTCTTGACGTAGCCGCAGATCACTTCGTCTGGTGCGCCGTGCACGGAGTGGACGACGACGGGGATATCATCGAGAGCCGGGAGCGCGCATTTGCGTTTGATGAACTCCCAGCCGTCGAGGATGGGCATCATCAGATCGAGCAGGATGAGGTCGCACGTATTCGCGTTGAGCCATTCGAAGGCCTCACTCCCGTTGGCGACGGTGGCCACCTGGTAGCCCTCCTCATAGAGCAGATCGGCCAGCGCCCAACGCATATCGTCGTCATCCTCGACCACAAGAATGAGAGGCGGAGTCACGCCCGCTTTCCGCCCACCCCGTGCCGCCACGGCAGGCCGAAGCGGAACACGCGAGCATCGTAATGCGGACGTGCGCCCGCTCGAGCTGCCGTCCCCGGTGGCTGCGACTGCGGCTCTACCGCTGGCGCCTCGGGCTCAGGCTCGGGAATCTCGGCCGGCGGCTCAGGCTCGGGCGCAGGGGGAGGCGCATGCTTCTTACGGTGCACGCGGCGGTGAGCCGGCGGGGCTGGGGCTGTAGGGGGCACGGCCGGCGGCTCATCGGTGGGCGGCTCGGGCGCCTTCGGCTTCTCGATGGAGATGGCGCCTTCCTCGATGCGTGCGTCCGCTCCCTCTGCCATGAGCGCCCACGCGATCCGCTTGGCCTCGCTGAGTGACTCCACGGCGAACTGCATCGGCAGATCGCTGATCAATGCCTTGGCGTCGGACAGCGAGAGCCCGGTCACCTCTCTGATCAATCGCAGCGTCCCGATCACCGAATCCTTCGGCACTTCCTGAATCACGACGAAGTGATCAATCTTGGCCATTGTTGCCCCCGTTCGCCACGAGCGCTCGCAGTAGCTCGCTCTGCTCTTGCACCAGCGCGGTCAGACGCGTGATGGCACGGTCGAGCGCTGCCAGCACTTCATCGGACTCATGGATTGCCTCGACGATGAGGGCGAGCTGGTTCGTTAGCTCCGTGATCCGCATTTGCAGGGAGTGAAAAGCCTGCCGGTCGATTCGCAGTTGCGTGTCTTCGCGATGCGGCGGCTTGGATGGATTCGCGATAGGAAGGGGGGTGGGGGTCTTCGGATCTTTTTCGTCTGCGGTCATCGATGGCCTCCCGAAATGCGGAGCGTGCCACCCGATCACGCTCGTCCACCAATCGCTGAAAATGCCCCACCACGCTCACAAGCCAAGTCCTTTGGCCTTCTCCATTCCACCCCAATTCGCGAAGAGCAACCCAGCCTGATACTGGAATTCGGCGCACGCCCGGGGCCACGGCGGGATCGAGAGCGAGTTGGGAAACAGCACGTAGATTACCGCGTGCTCATCGATGCCGCCATGGCGCGGCGAATCAGGAATACCGAGCTCGTTCGCTGCTGCCATCGAGATCTCCCCCAATTTGCGCCGCGGGCCCACGTCCGCGCAGATCACCTCGGCCAGCGCCTCCTGGTAGATCACCACGCCGAGATCGCCGAGCTGCAGACCGTAATCGAGCTCGAGCTCGGGCGGGATCGAGACGTAGGGGATCGTCGCGGCGTCGACGTACTTGGTGGGATCGGTGCGCGGCTTTGAATGGTCGTTGAGCGCCGTCGTGCTGATGAGGTAGCCCGGCGCAGGATCGTTCGGGCCTTGCTCGAGCGGCTCACCGAAGCGCGAGCCGTCGACGGTGATGACCGATGCCCATCCGCCGTCTGCACCCTTCGCGTTGCCGAGCGCATCAAGGCCAAGCGATGGATAGCGGAGACAGTACGCATTCGGCGCACCGTCAATGTCGATTCGCGCCGGCCCGCGGAAGCACACGGCAGCATCGACGATGCGCACTCCGGGCAGCACGCTATTCCCCCTCCGCGAGCAGCGCCGTTTTCAGCCGCGCAATCTTCTGCTCGGCCATGGAGATGCAATCGAGGAGCACCTTGCGATCGATGCGCTCATCTTCCTGGATTTCGAAGATGGCAATGCGCAGATCGTCCACGGCGATCTTCGCATTCAGCATCGCGCCAAGCAGCTCGTGATGCATCAGTAGTAAACGGCGTGCACGGTGTTGAGATCATCCATCCCGGGATACGAGAAGGGCAGGAAGATCCAACCGTTCTTGCCGAAGCCCGGGCCCCACGAGTTGACGATCTTCCAAGCGCCGCGCGAGCCGTCTAGGTTTTCGAAGCTCTTCGAATGCCCGAATGACGGCATCGCGTGGCCGCCGAGGATCCGCTCGCCCGGCTCCGGCAGCGGGACGCGGCCATCGGCGCCGACGGTTTCGAAGGATTCGTACACGGGGATCCCGACCGCGACGGGGAAGCAGAGCGTGTGACAGGCCATCTGCCAGCGCTGACCAATCAGAGAGTAGGCGTTGTAGCTTCGGTAGCGCGCGGCCTCCGCGTCGCTTTCGACCGGTGGCTCGTCGCGGAAGCGCTGCTCGGCGTCGTCATCGCCCCACGTTGCCGTGGTCGCGAAGCCGAGCTGGCAGAGCACCGAGATCGCATCGGTGATGACGCAGCCCGTATCCTCCGAGAGCGGCGTGCCCTCGCGCTGCCTCGTGCGCGCGTATCCCCACAGCGTCGAAAACGGCAGGGGCGGCAGGTTGTACTTGGCGCGCACGGCGTTGACGATCTGGAACATCGTCTCCCAAACGCAGCGGCCCACCTGGCCCTGGTCCAATACTGGACCGATGAGCTCGCGCAGCCACTGCAAGTCCATCTCGTCGGCGACCTGGAATCCCTTCTGCTCCGGCTCGATCCCGAGGCCCTCGCCCATGTGCCGCAACGCCGCGAGGCGTCGGTGCTCTTCCGTCGGTGGTTTCCAGCCGCCGATGAAGCGATGGACGCCGTTGACCTTGATCGTGCTCATCGCGCGCGCCCTTGGTGCATCGCGAGCCAGTTCTGCGCGTGCTCGTGACGTCTCATGTCATGCGCGCTCATCGTCGCTGGCCGCGCGATTGGAGCGTCGAGCTGCGCGACAACGCACTTGACGAACTCCACCGCGTTCGCGATGCCAGACTCATAGACGCGCTGTACGATCTGCTGGAGGATCTCCGCATAATCGTCGCTGTCCAGGGCAACCGCGATGAGACTCAGCCAGTCGTTTGCGAACTTCTTCACCGCGCTACTGCCGCAGTCGACCACGGCCGGCTTTCCTTTCGAACTCCACCACGCACATCCCCCGATGGAGATGCATGCGATGAGCAGCGTTGCGATCAGCGCCAGCGTGGCGAGAACGCCCAGCATGGTCGAAGTTGCGAAGCCGGCCTGCTTGAATCCTGCGGGCGCGGTGCCGTTCGCGGGCGGCTTGCTCCACTGAAAGAAGGGCAGCTTGAACGTGCCCGGCGAATCCTTCGCCGTCGTAGGTGCCACGCGATCGAGGATCCATCGCAGTACCATGACGAACTTCTCGAGATCCGTTCGAAAGCCTCCCGCGGGGACATAGTTTACGATCCCGTTGAGCAGCGCGACGATGTTGCCGAGCAGCAAGATCGAAAATGCCTTATTCGCAATGAGCCAGTTCCACCAAGCCATGACGAACTCCTTTCAGCGGTCCGGTTTCTTCGGCCGCGTCAATGGCGGCTCTGACGACGGGGTATCCTGCCGCGGGCGCATCGGGCTTGCCTGCCGATAGCCGGGGATCGGCGTTCCGTGCACGGGCGTGTTGCGCCCGATGCGTTCGTCGCGGTCGCTCCGATCAATCAGCACGGCGAGCTGTCTTCCCTGCTCCTCGAGGTCCTCTTTGATCCTGGCGAACTCTCGATCGTGCGCGCGCTCCTGCTCTTTCTTGTACTGGTCGAATTCGTCGCGCAATTTGTCGAGCTCGCGATCGCGATTCTTCATGCGCTCCTTCATCGCCCCATAGGCGATGAGGAAGGCAGCAAGCGCGCTCGCCGCCGGAATGAAAACGTCCGTGAAGCGATAGGCTGGCCGGTCGGCTATCTGCGCCCAAAAGATACTGAGCCATGCGGCCATTACCTCGCCTATTCAACCTCTTCGGTCACTGGCAACACGAACTGGATCTTCCCTCGCAGGAGCGTCGCTACGTTGCCGCCGATGTTGGCGCGAAGGTCGAAAGCGAGCGCGTCACCATCTCCCGCTTCCATCGCCGCTTGCTCCGAGGAGTCGAAGTTGATCTGCAGCCAGCCGCGGCCGGCCGTGCCCGTCGGTCCGTTGTCCGTCGTCTGAGCATCGAGCACGATCTGCGGGGAGGTGTCCGAGCGGCGCGTGATGATGATGTTCCCGGCATCCGATGCGGTCATCAGCACGAATGCGCCGGTCAAATCGATCGCGGCGGAGTCATCGGGCTGGCGCACGCCGACGCGGATCGCCGACTTGTCGCCGGCAACGATTGGCGGGAAGTCGAGCCCGCGCAGCCCGCGTTCGGTCAGATCGACGTCATATGGATCGGGCGGCTCGAGCGGCTCTAGCGGGAGGATCGGCAGCTCGGAAAAGCGCAGGCGCACCTTGATGCGCCCGACCACTTGGATCGAAGTGCCTGCGATTCCGGGCGCCGAGATGAGCCCAGACATGTTCAGGCCGCCGAAGCTCACCCTATCCCCTCCTTTGTAATTCCATGTAAATCGTTTGTTGCGGAATATGTCAGCGTTCCCAAGATCCCCGTCGTGCCCCCAGATGGCGAGCTCGCGCTTGCCGCGTCTTTGTTCGCTTGCGTGTCATACCAGCGGATACGCGATGAGGTGACATTGCCATTGCCGTCTCGAACAATCTGATCGACGAGGCGATATAGGCCGAGAATTCCCTTGATGAGATCCAATACGGTCTTCACGTCGGCAGGATCTTGCGGAACAACATTGAGTGACAGCGTGGCGCCGATGCTCCCCGGCGCATCGATCCGCATCCACATATCGAGCAATGTGTCACAATCCCCGGTCGCCAGTCCGATATCGTAATGACCGGCGAGGCGGGATGAATCGATCTCAAACCAATTGAGCGAAGTTACGGCAAAAGCCGCGGCGGCCGACGCATACTTCTGCAGACTGGCCGTCACCTGGCTGTATGCGATCCCGGGAAGGCCGTTGCCGTTAACGTCCATCAGGATGACACGTACTCGCCGCGCGGTATTCTGTTTGAGGTCCACTACACCACCTCAATTTTGAGGGAGAGAGCAATCTCGTTACCAACCCCGCCCGTAGTACCGCGGCAGCCAATGTCTATCTCATCGCCGACGACGCAGGAGATTCCAGCCGAAATCACAAATGCACCCGTCTGCGCAGGAGTTACAACTTGAAGCATCGAGGATTGCTCCACGCCGTTCTTGTAAACGGCTATGGCATGGTTCGTCGTCATGGTGTTGCGTCTGACGGCTATCCTGACGTTGCGATAGACGCGGCTGGCGCCGCCGGGCCCCGTGGCCTCATAAGCCGGCCGATCGACGCTGACATTGTCCGTGCCCGGTGATATCCCGACGCCTGCATTTGCCAGGAAGCGTTTCTTCTCCGTGCCGCTCCCATCGCCAACCATGTTCCCGCTGAAATTCTCCGACGATGAGGCCGGCACTGAACTGGCTACGGCTATTGCGGTATTGAGCACCGCTAGTGCCCGCTGCGCTTTCAGTGTCTGGCCCACCGCGTCCTCATGGATCCCATCGGCTACTAAGTGCGCGTTCGGAATCCAGGCCGGTGAGGCCGAGGTGGGATCGACATAGGTGCACCATGGCCGTGCATTGATCTCCGTGGCGATCGCCGTGCGGAATGGCGCCACGAGGCTATCGTTTGCGGGAGATACCACCTGCTCGGGAGCGATGAAGACAAGACGCCCGGCTATGACGTATCTCAGATCATCGGCGAGCGGTCCGATCACGGTCTCAAAGGTCGATGCGCTCCAATAGGCGGCGAGGGCATCATTGACCCCCATGTTGCACATGAAATCCGTGATGCCGTACCGCAGGATGAGCTCAACGAGCGCCGCGCGTTTCGCCGCCGTCGATGCGTCCTCGGCCAAGCTGCGACCGCTGTGAGCGATCGCGATCACCTCGCCCGGATATTCCTTTCGCATTTGTGCGACGAAGCTATGAAACCCGGGCACGACCACGCCTTGGCCACCTCCGCCAACGCTGCGCGAGTCGCCATAGACCGCCATCCTGCGCACACCGATGGGCGGATCAATTAACGCGGAACCGAGGGGAAGAAAAATCGCGCGCGGCCAGACGCCAACGAAGGTGGCCGTTCCCAGGCCCGGCGTTGTATTCGCCGTGGTGCCACGAACAAGACGCATCCGCTCACGCTGACCGGCGAGGCCGCTGACATAGGCATACCGCAAATCACCAGAGCTGCCTGTTGGTGCGATCGATAGCCCGCCCTGCGAGCCATCGCCGGCATAGAGCGCCATGATGTCGTCGAATGACGGCGTCAGGTGATTGTCGTATTCGATGGCGAGCTTTGTTCCCAGCCGCTCAAAATGCACCTCGGACAGTGCGGATGTGCGGGCGCTGTTCGGCCAGTTCACGGTTTCGGCGTTGCAGTGCGTGGTCTCGTGCAGAACGGGAAGCCTCACGAATGGAGCGTGAAACACCTTCGTCCCATCCGGAGCGCTCAGATAGCGCGGCACGAAGCGAACGTTCCGCACGTAGAGCACCATCTGCGTCGTGGTGGTCGGCGAGTTGTTGAGCTCGATAGCTGGGAAGTAGATAGCACCCCCAGTCAGGCCGGTGGCGGATAGGGTGTACTGATCGAACGTCAGATTCGGCTGCACCACGGTCGAAGTGATTACCGTGGTGCCGTCCGCGGCCAGCAGCAGCAACCGCGTCTTGCTGCCGGACGGAAACGCCGCATCGCGCGCGGCCTCCAGGATGAAATCGCCCGCCGTGCAATCGTCAGGAATCAGTACCGCAGTGCCGCGCCGTCCAAGGCCGACGGCGTCCCGATCCTGGTTAAGCCCATAGGTATCATAGGACCCTTGATTATTCGCCACCGCATAACGTCTTGCGGAAATATGGTTGGCGCCCTGCTGCTCCAAGCGGTTCCATGACAGCGGATGCGCGACATCGCCGTGCACCAGCGTATTGACATCATAGAGCGGCCTGCCTTGCGGCGGAGGCGGCAGCAGAGGATGGATCTGTCCCATCTCGGTCTACTCCGCGCGCTCCGACCAGGTGTTTACTGCGCCGTCCGGATCGCGTGTGACGCGCTCTGCATAGGCGACGTGAGCGCCTCCATCGGCCCAGGCCACAAGATTGATCGTGTCATCTTCGAACGCGCAAAGGACGATCGCACGGTGCTTGGCCCCGAGCTTGTCGACGTACCAGACTTTATCCTCTGCCTTCATGGAACGATCACCTCATCGACGATCAATGTGCAGAACTGGCTGGCTGGGACCGTGCTCGCGTTGATATGCGGAGTACCTACAGCCGCTTTCCATTGCACTTTAACGGTGTGGGCTCCAGACGAAACCGCTACGTATACGACGTTGTCCACAGGAAATGCCACGCTCGCGAAGGCAGCATTGGTTACGATCACCTCCCCACCGCGCGGCACGACGTTGTCGATCTTGACCTGGAAGTCGAGGAGTCCATTTGCGCTGCCATCAACCACCGCCCCGGCGGACATAAAGACTCGCAGGTGTGTACCGGTAGTAGTTGTGATGCTCACGGTGGCCGACGTTAGATCGTGAAACACGCCGTCGCTGCCAGAGCCACCGGTACTCGCATAGGTCGTATCAGCCGTGATCTGTGTCTGCTGAGTCTGGAGAGTCTTCCCGCTGCTGGCGGCCGAAGTGGCGACCGCCGTAACGCGTCCATTGACGTCCAGTGTCACGGACTGGACGACGTTGCCGCCGCCGCCATAGGTGCCAGCGCCCGGCCCCACCTTCGGTAGGTAGACCGGCGCCAACACGAGGGAGAAGAATGCGAAAACCTTAGCCATCATCGGGACAAGTCCTGCACGGCTTTGGCGTTGGCGGTGACGCGGTCCCCGGCTTTCGGAGCCCCCGCGATCTTGACGCCCACCCGGATCTGGCCTTTCCCCGTGGGGTCGATGCTCAGCGGGCCATAGTTCACCGCCGAGGTTCCGCCCGGCATCGAGGTGTAGGCTTGCTGCTTGTCCTGGTTGGCGTTGTTCTCGTCGATGGTCTGCAGCTGCTGCCAGGCGTCATCGTCGGAATCACGCGCCTCGACGCTCACGGTAAAGCCCGTGAGGCCCGTCGTGGTCGGATCGGGGGTCACCCGTAGGGCGAGCTCGAGCGCCCGGTACTGCGACTGCGCCGGGTAGATCGTCTGGCCGTAGACAAACGAGGTCAGCAGGGCTGTCCCGGTCCCATCGAAGGCTGTGTATGAGTAGGCCCGTCCCATGCCCCCATGGGGGATCATGGGCGTTTGGCGGTGTCAAGTAGGCCGACGGTGCCGGCTATGTAGTCATTATCGCGGCAGCGGACCGAATTTGAGGTAATCGACAGTCGCGTAAACCTGGTGCGCACTCCACGTTTTGCCGCTGATTTTGACCCATGGAATGCACGCATTCATATCGACGGTGTCCGCGCCGCTGTACACGCTCACGAGGCCGCTGCCGGTGTCGACGTATGCAGTCATGGTTCCCGCGATCCGCGCCATTCTCAATCTGACCATCTGGCCGTCGGTGACGACGATCGACGATGCATGGAGGCTTCCGTTTGCGTCGAGGAACATCCAGTTGGAGCTGTTGTTTCCGACAACGAAAGCGCCGCCGGCGGGAAAATTGAGCCCGACAGTGAATCCGAAGGCGGCGACGGTCTCGACATGCGAACGGCTTTCTACGCTCGCACGAGCCTCGAGAACGTAATCACCTGTGCTGAGTCCAAGGCGCGACATCTGCGCACCCATGATGGTTGCGGTGCCATCGACGGTCGCCAGCTTTACCCGGCCGTATGTGCCGGCAGGAGGCGAAGAGTCATCATCGAGCCTCGCCTCCGAATGGGCATCGCCAACCAGCGTCATGCGCGAGAGTTGATGCGGGAAACTGGTTATCGTCTGGTTGATCTGATCGAAGTCTTCGACGAGTTCGAAATACTGATCGCTATATAGGTTGACGACCCTGTCCTGTAAGTCGTTCAGGTCAAAAGATTTGACTTGTGCCCCGGGGGTATAGGTGGTGTTGCGACTGAACGGAAGAGCCATGCATTACTTGGGGATCATGGCTTTACTTTGGTGTCAATAGGTCGGTATCGCCCACACATGCACATCCGCGCCTCTTGCGAGGTCCCCGGCGCGGGGCGACTATGGACATATGCGCATCGTTGTTCTCCTCGCCGTATTTGGCTGCACCGCGCAGCCGCCCGAAGCCGGGATACCTCTGACCCGTCAGGATGCCGAGTCGCCGGATAGCGGCACACCCGAGGTGGACGCGAAGGCCGACGCGCTGCCCGCAACGCCGGACGCTTCCATCGATGCGCTCGCCGTCGATGCTTCGGCCCCGGATACGCTCCAGTCGATGCCAGATGCGAGCCCTGATGCATTTATGTGCGTCCCGCTCGGATTTATCGGCGCTTGCCGATTGGGAACGAATGCGAGGGATGACAATGGATGCTGCTCATATAGCAGGTGCATGCAGTTTTCATCTACTCAATACTGGTGTTGCCTAGTCCCAGGTCAGGCTTGCACCGATGATGGCTTTTGTTGCGGTACGCTTCAATATCCTGGCAGTTACGGGCGCTGCGTTCAATCCGGCAACATAAAAGTCTGCGAGTAGATTCCCTCTCAAATCCCGAGCAAATCCCGATCGCACAGACTGTGCGCGTCGTCGCAGAGTAAGTTGATCGACTCGATCACGTAGCCCCTGGTATGCGCAGGCGACATCTCGTCTATCAGCGCCTGCGCCGCCACGAGATCATACGTCCCCGGCGCCGCAGGGTTGCGATAGACGAAGAAGCGGTAGATCTCCCGCGGATCATTCACGGATGCGGCATATGCGCTCGAGCGCTCGCGTACGTCCACGTCAGCCGGGGCCTGGCCCAAAAGGCTCGCCAGCGCCTGCTGGAAGTCCACCGGCCGGAAGCGTCGGCGCCGAACGAGGCGCGCCACCACGCGCCCACGGCGCTCGGCAATGGAGAGCCCGGGATCGACGGGCCAGAAGTTCGCATCGGCGGGAAGCTGGAGAATAGCACCGCTGGGCAATTTGTACTCATGCGGACCAAACAGAAGAGCCTCCCACTCGGGGAGCAGCTCATCCGTCGTGCGCGGGTCGATTTCTTCGATGAGGTCCGCTAATCGCTGGTTGACGCGGTTGAGCTCGTCGCCGGCCCCGAGAAGGGCATCCGAGATGAGGCTGCCGACGTCGAGATTCCACAGCCGCCCAGGCGGAAGCAGGAGCTTCATCATCCTGCTGTATGCATCTGCGGTGAGAACGATTACGCCCATGCTAGGTCCACGTCACCGTGCCCATGATCGCGAGCTGCCCGAGTGTCGGCACCACGTCCGCCGACGGTACGGTCAGCGTGAAATCGTTTACGCCTTCGGCCACGCCGATCGCGGTCCTGATGTGCGAAAGAAGGATGGTGCCAACCGACGTTGCGCCATCGCCGGGGGCAGCATCGCGCACGAGCAGATCTGCGAGCTCCTTTCCCACCGCTGTGCGTATGTCCGTCGTATCCGGCGAGATGTGAATCGTGAAATTGACGGTCAGCGCGGTCGGCGCCTTTGCCGTGACCTCTGCCGTGATCGGGCGCTGCTCGTTGAGCGCGTTCTGCACGTCCGTGATTTCGCCGCCGCTCGGTAGGATGGCAGAGCCGGAGCCATCGAAGTCACGCACGAAATAGACGGATACCGTGCCGAGCACGTTCAAAGTGCCCGCTGCGTTCTCATAGCGATGTGGCCACACCCGAGTAACGCCCGCGACGGTGAGCGCCCACTCCACGTAATCCGTTGCGATGCCACCCTCGGGAGGCTTCTGCAATTCGAGGATGAAGCGCGCGCGCGTCCCGTCAGTGTCCTCGGTGTCTGTGCCATCGGTGATGCCACCTGTGTCGACGGTCGCAGCCGTGTTGACGCCAGTGATTGGCGACTCGAGCGAGAGCGAATCGCCAGACGACATATTCCCAGTTGCGCCAGCAGTCAGACATTCGACGCTCACATTCGCTGTGCCGCTCGCGATCGTCGCGTCGCCCGTGACCTCGTACTCGACGCCATCGTCTCGGCTGTAGAGAGTCCCGTTCGGGATGACGCTGCCGTTCGTTCCCGTCGCCACGACGATGCCGACCGCGAACGAGGCCGCGTTGGGCGTGATGCCGTACAGGCCCGCTTGGCGCAGGAGGAAGTCGCGGTCCGACTCATCCGGGAATACCTGCTTGGACAGCCATTGCAGATGGCCGTGCATGAGGTGAGCTGCGCCCGCCCAGACGACGGCGAGCACGTCGGCCATTGCCCGGCGGAGCAGCGAGCCGTTTATGCTGAGCCGCGAGCGGAAGTCACTCCGAATGCGCGTAACCAGATCGGCGAGGGTTGGTCGTACGAACGGCATCAGAATATCCCCTTGACCAGTATTGCCGGCGCCGTGCCGCTCGGCTGGATGCCGACGACGCAGACGGCCCCGGTGGGCGAGGCCCAGATCCCGTTCCAGTAGCGCGAATCAGGGAAGCCGGCCGCGTAGGTGTAGCCGGCCGGCAGGCCCGTCTCGAGCGCCCAGCCGTCGACGCCGAGCGGCGTATGCAGGAGCAGGAAGCTCTCCCCGCACGCATAGACCGTGACGCCATCGGAGTAGATCGCAGCGACGTTCTCCTCCCACGTCGCCGGGTGCTGCTCGGTCCACGTCGTGCCGTTGTTGCCCGAATACCAGATGCCGTGAGCCGTCCCGTTGCGGTTACCGCCGACATAGACGTGCGTGCCGTCGCCCCAGATTGGCCCGAGAGCCTCCGCCTGATCGCCGGGATTGGGAACGTTGACGCCGCGCGCAGTGAGCACGGTCGACCATGCCGAGCCGTTCCAGTGATAAACATGCGAGCCATCGCAGGCAAAGATGTCACTCGCCGAGTTGACCCAAAGGAAGTAGATCGCACCGCCGGAGGGGAGCCCGAGGTTGCCGATCTGCGTCCAGGTCACGCCGTTGTTGGTCGACTTGTAGACCTGGCAGGATCCGCCCGCGTTGTGCGTGCCGACGCAAACTAGGCCGACGATTCCGTGCACGCAGACGGCTTGCGCTGGGAATGTCCCATTTATGCTCCAACTTCCACTGAGGAATTGATCGAGCGTCCAATTTCCATAGCCCGAGCTCGACCACTTGCGCGCGGTCGAATTGCCGACGGGCAGCTCGGCGAAAACGTAGGCACCGACGCCGCTGGGAAGGTTCGCGCCCGCCCATGTGTTGCCGTCGGGCGAGGTCAGCGCGGACTTGATCCCGCTGCCGCCCCCATCGCCGCCCACGAAGATTTCCTTGTTGCCGAAGGCGTCATACGCGCCACTCGCCCAGTAGAGCGCGTTATTGCCCGCCGGGATCGTCGGCGCTCGCCAGCCGGTGTTGAGCGGCACAAGCCCAGCGCTATCCAGCAAGGAAAGCTCGGCGTCCCAGGTGTGAGCGAATCGGAACGTCGACGGATCGCGCACGCTCGGGCGATAGATGGTGATGTCGTGGTAGATCACCGGCCCATCGAGCGTGATCACGACGTCGATGCGCTCGGCAACCCGATCCTCGATCATCCACTGCAGCGCCTGGCGGTCGTATTCCTCGGCCTGCGGGATGATGTCGATGATCCGCTTGGAGCGATCGAGCAACCAGAGGCGCGAACCGATGAGATCCCCAGTGGTCTCGGCGAACTGGTCACCCCACCATCCGCGCTTGTCACCATCCTCCGAGGGAAGCGCGTCATCATCCTCGGCGCGCCGGTCGAGAAAGAGTGAGAGCAGGCAGGCGGTCCGGAGCCCTTCGTCGGTCGCGAGATCGTCATCGGACAGCGCGAGATCCGCGCTACCGCCGCTATCATTCCATTTGAGCGCCAGATCGCCCATGAATCATCCGCCTTTGATCTTCCCAGCCGCCGATAAGTTGTGCGTGACGGTGCCACCCGTGCACGTGATGAGAGCTCCGACCCCATCGGGAACGAGCACCGGCCGATCGCTTCCAGCTAGGATGATGTTGCGACCAGACTTCGGCGTGAGCTCGATGTCGCCGTCCTTGTTGAGTTTGATGATCGCGCCATCCTTGTGATAGATGGCCACCTCGCCCCGCTCGAGCCCGACGGGCCGGTAGCGCCTGTCATCCACGGCCACGACGAGCGGATGCGACCGATCGCCATTCGGGAACACGATCACCGCCTCGGCGCCCTCGATTGGAACGGACGTAAAGCCGTACTCCTGGAAGCGCTCGGCGTCGTCCACTTCCTCGCCAGCGAGCACGGTCATCTGCAGCTCTTGCAGCGCCTCGGTATCCTTTACGAGCGTGACGATGGCGCGGGCTGCGAGATTCTGCACTCGCGTGACGATGGGCCGCAGAATGTGCCCGAGCTGCCGAAGCGTCTCGCGGTCGATCATTTCGCAACCTTCTCGGGCAACGCACCCTCGTGGATTTCTTTCCACTCCGTACCACTCTCTTTGACCTCGGCATTCGGCTCGGGCGTGAACGCATCCGGCCGCACGAGGCGCAGCGTCGTGATCTCGCCGCCCTCGCTCAGGCTGTAATCCACCTGCGAGATGAGCATCTGGCCTTTGACGCCGATCGAAGGTGACTCGATGTAGCAGAGGGCATTGATGGGCCAGAGTTTGCCGCTGTTCTGCTGACGCCAGCCCTGAACGGTTGCCTGCACCGTCTCCGCCTTGGCGGCCCGCGTGCGCGCCTCCCAGTCTCCGCGGCGCTTGGCGTATGCCGTATCCACGCTCTTCTCCGAGCGCACCATGAGGACGCGATTCGCGCGCTGCACACCCGGATCGCTCGCCTCGGCTCT